TTTACTACATTGGATACATTCCAATTATCTAGAGGTTGATTAAATGAATCCGCAAAATAAAACATAACTTTCATACTTGTAACATTGGATACATCCCAATTATTAAGAGGTTGATTGAATGATCCTGCAAGATTAAACATAGCTTTCATATTTACTACATTGGATACATTCCAATTGTTGAGAGGTTTATTAAATAATCTTGCAACCATAAACATACCATTCATAGTTTTAACATTGGATACATTCCAATTATTAAGAGGTTGATTGAATTTTTCTGCAGCCCAAAACATATAATTCATATATATCACATTGGATACATTCCAATTATTCAGAGGTTGATTGAATTCATGTGCACCATAAAACATATGATTCATAGTTGTCACACTGGATACATTCCATCCAGAAATATCTTTATTAAATGAATGTGCATGATGAAACATATAACTCATATTTTTCACATTGGAAACATTCCAACCAGAAATATCTTCATTAAAATGTTTATAGTTATGAAATAAATAACTCATATTTGTTACTTGAGAAACATCCCAATCTCTTATTGTTTCGTACTTGTTAATTACTTGTTGTTTTAGATATTCATTCTTGGACAAATAATCTTTTACAACTTGATGTATGTTTTTATCATTTAGTTGTATATAAGATGCAATATATTTTATAATATCTATTGGAATTATTGAACCATTAATACTTATCGGCAATATTTTTTCTAACTTTTTTACAGTATCATTACTTGTGAATGACATTTTCAACTTTATTTGTAATAAAGTAAGTTTGTTAAAATTTAAAACAAAAAATTTTAAATAAAAAATAATCATTTTTTTTCAACTTATTTAGAAAAAAATCCTTCTGCAGCTTTAGTATTCCGGACTTGGGACCCGGCACATTATTAATATAATTGTGGTGGCATTACTTTTTATTTATGTTTTTATTTTATTTTTATTTGTTTTATTTTATTTTTATTTGTTTTATTTTATTTTATTTTATTTTATTTTAATTTACTTTAATTACTTTAATTACTATTATATGAATTTTATAAATTTTGTTTTATGTAAGTACTATGAATTCTATATAATCAACTGTTATTAGTATCTCTTATTTGATTTCTAATTTGAGGATTTGTATTCATGATATTCGCAAAACGAAAACGTTCTGCTGTCCACCCATTATAAATACGAATAGATCCGTCTATATAAGAAATCTTAAGTCTACCTGTTAATATATCAACAAATTCGATACGTCCAAGAACCCATTCGTTTTTATCAGTACGATAAAGTTCAATTAATCGTCCAATACGGACACCGTGTGGTATTCGCTGTATAGTTCTTTGGGGCACTTGGTATACTTGTCTATCACTGGTGTGAATCGCCTGCGCGTCCAGAGCTAATGTTCTTGGCACTACTCTTGTAATCACGTCTTTTTTATTTATTTCTGTATTATTATTACATTGTTTTGTAGTTATTACATTTCTTAAAACATTTGCACTATTTTCATTATCTGATGCTTTTCTTGTAGACATAATAAGGTTTTGGCAATGTTTCTTTGCACACAATGAATTTTTTTTGTATTGACCACAGTGTATTTTAATATCACTTAACATTGTTGTAAGATCATGATCAACAAATATATTATTACATAGAGTGCATTTAATTGCATAATTTCCGTTTTTAGTAGTTGTTACAAACTGTCTTAGTTTTTTACCATTTGCACACATATAACGATTACTAAATTGTTTATTATTATAAACAAAGTCAATTGACCCATCTATTCTTGCTTGTATATAATCTTTTTGTGTATTCGGTTTGATACATTTTGATGCTTCTTCAACATTTAGTGTAGTCTTAATTAAATTAACTGGTTTGATCATTATTAATGTATTATTAGTTGTTGCAACTTCTCTCCAACCTGCAATATTAATATTAACAACAATTCCACGTATTGTAGAATTTAACTTACTTTTAACATGTGTACCTATAACTATTGACTTATTAGTCGGTTGTTCTTCGGGCGTTCGAGTTCGTCGTGATCGCAAGTTGTGATTAATTTCGTCCCGTACAATAGTTAAGAAAGTAGTCGCCGTCTCGAACATGAGACCGTCATCGTCGTAACGTACAACCCAGGCCTGGTCGCTGTCCGTAGTGTCTACTATAATCCCTCGATACATCTTTCCTTGTGGTGCACCTTGTGCGAAGGCTTTTCCGAAGGCGAGCGCTGGGGCCATCACGACGGCGCCTATTTTTATTTCTTGTTGATGTGATCTATTTGTTTCATAAATATTAGGTATTTGTATTTTCTGTATTTTTTTTTTAAATATATCTTTGTTATGTAATAATTTGTTAAAATCTCTTTTATTATTATCTTTATTAATATTTACAATATCATCTTGACTATTTGAATACAAGTTATTTTTTTTGGTTTTTTCTCTTATAAATATCATATCTGAAGGTCTAATAGACGTAATAGTGTTATCATAATCATATTTTATTTTATACCAACCACTTCTATTTGATAATTCTACAATAATACCTTGTTTACCAATAAGATTTGTTTTATTATCATATTTTTGTGTAAATACACGACATCCAATATATAAATATTTTTCTATAGGAGAATTATCTAATTCTTCTGTAGTAATTGTTTCTATATCATAATATGATAATTCTTCTGTTGTAATTTGTTCTTGTATATTATTATATAATTCATTATTGTTATAATAATCTTTAATTTTTGTATCAGATGTTATTAAATCTGGAAGTCTTGCTTTATTTTGAATTGCTATTTCTGTTTTTTGCATAGTATCTGGATGAATATCTACTAGTAGATCATATGTATCTTTATATATATTATCTATATTATCTATATTATCTATACTAAACATTTATATAATATAATTAAAAGTATAAAATGTAATATTAAGGTCAAAAGGTAATCATTTTTATTTTATGTATATACATAAAATAAAAAAATGATTAATTTTATAATTTAAATAAGAATTAAATTAAAATAATATTGAATTAATTTCATTTTATTACAAATGAGAAGAAATTTAAAAAAAAACAAAACAAATATAATACAAATTGAAAAAAAATTTAAAAATAGTTATGTAGTACTTTGTACATCATGGGAAGATTGTATTATGATTGGTTGTTCAAAAACGAGTGATTCAGAACTGGCTCAAAAAAATTATAAAATAGCTGCTGATAATAATAAAAAAGTATTATTAGAATTAAACAGTTTTGTAAAATTTCCAATAAAATATTCTAAATTTTGTAAATTAATAGATTCAAAAAGATTTGATGTAATATTAGAAAAATTTCCAGATTTAGCATTTAAATTTATTTTTAAATCTTCTCCTCATGATAATTCTATAGAATTAGGAACACATATTATTCATGGAATAAAATTTACGAAAGTTAATAGTTTGAAACCAAATTCAAATAATGTAACTACTTATAAAATCAAATATGATAAAAATTTCAATGAAGATTTATCAAATTCTGAAATATCAACAATTGATCAAAAAACAAACAGTACTATGAATATTATGGGTAAAGATTTATTAAATTGTAAAAAATTATTTAATGAATTTAAAATAAAAAATAATTTGACAATAAAAAATACTGATGAACATATTAAATTATTTAGAGAATATATAAAAAATAATTCAAAAACAAAAATAATTAGTGAATCAGATTCTGATACAATATCCCAAACAACAAATTCTGAAAATAAATTACGTAAATGGATAAAAAACATTGAACGTATAGAATATGCAGAAAACCTAGAAAACATAGAAAACATAGAAAACAGAGAACATTCAATGAAGAACATTCAATGAATAATATATTGTAATTATAAAGAAATCAAATAATGTAAATAAATACAAAAAAAACTATAAAACTATAAAAACTATAAAAACTATAAAAACTATAAAAACAAAAAAACTATAAAAACTATAAAAACTATATAAAAACTATAAAAAGTAATGCAACCACAATTATATTAATAATGTGTCGGGTCCTAAGTCCGAAATAATAAAGCTGCAGAAGGATTTTTTTATAGAATTCAAAAATTGTTTTGTACTTTTTAGTATGAATGGTGTTTTGATTTTTTTGTAAATTGAATTATTATAATATTATAATATGATAATATAAATATAAAATGTTAAATAAAAATAATTAAAAAATGAGATATTTAGAATTAAATATTACAAAATTATTGTATTATAAAAATTGTCCGAATATAGTTTTTCGAAAAATTTGGCAATATGCCCCTCATACAAATGTAGTTGAAATAAAAGATTTACAAGAAAATTTATATAAATCAATATTATTACTTAATTGTAAAAAAAAGGTGTATAAATGTTTAAATTTACTGTATATTGAATTAAAAAGTTATAAAGAAATAATTAATTTTTTATCAAAAATGTATTATTGTTCTAAATATAGAAAAAATATATTATTTTCGCATGATAGTAAAATAAGAATGGGTCAATATGTTTACTTTAGAGCAAATTTAAAAAAAATGGGAATAATCGATTAATTATGAATTAATGAATTTGTAATGAATTTGTAATGAGTTTAAAAATTGATGTTCTATCAATAATATTAATAATAAATGATAATAATTTTATGAAGCAACCCATCCTCCGTAAGCGCACATATAAACTGGAGATAATTCTGCATATTCTTTTTGAATAGATTTAAGTTTTTTGTCATTGATGTTTAAGAATGTATTATGACAAATAACACATTTATTATAAATGATTTCATTATTAATATTAATACATTTACCTATATATTGTTTTGCTATTTTAGATTTACATGAATAACATGTGGCAAATTGTTTATTTTCTGCAGATTTAAGATTGTTGCAAAAAGTATTAATTTTTGTAATAATTTTTTGCTTTTCTGTATTAATTTTTCCTCTTAATTTTGTACATATTTTTAATTTTTTTTTAATATCTTTTTTATTATTATTATTAAAATTTTCAGGATAATAAAATTTTGCTTTAGCAGCTCCCCATTTTTGTGTATTAGATAAAATTATTTCAGTAGCTTCATGAGAATCTTTTGCAATACCCGGAATTAATGAAATTCCACCAAATGAAGTAATATTTGCGCAATATGGATCATCATAACAATATCCGGATTCTTCTTGTTTTAATATTTCGTTATCGTAATCATCTAAAACATCATCAAAATTAGTTGCTTTGCATTTAAAAATTAAATCATAAGCTCCCATAGTTTTATTATATAACTATTTATTTGAATTTATATAATATTTGAATTTATATAATATTCAATTTAATAAATCATTTTTACAAAAATAAACTAAAGAAGTCTCGTACTTTAGTGCGGGAGGATGTCATTAAATAATTTAAATTGTAGTATAATATTTCTAAAATAAATCTTTTATATATTTTTCCATGTTCCAATAGCTAAATGACATCCAAAATTTCCAAAAGGATATTTAATATTTTTATCACATTCTAAAATTTTAATTAACTTTTTATTTTTATAATCAATATAACTCTGTGATATAAGAACTGGTCCAGTTGTATATAACACATGTTTCATATATGATTGAAGTTTTAACATTTGACCGAATGAATTTGGTATACACTCTTTATATCTAATATCATTGTTAGGAATGTCAATATTTTTAATTCTTTGTGATAATATATTTTCAATACATAATTTTAAAAATTGATTGTGTTTTGATGCTCCAAAACCATAATTTCCAATAATTATACTTAATCCTTGATTTGCGATAAATTGGTTATTACTTGCATTCAAGTTGGATTCTTTTGGAAAAACACATTCATATTTACATAATTCTGAAATATTTTGATTAATATCCATATCAATATCAAAATAAAATCCACCGTAATGATAAATAGCTAAATATCTAAAGAAATCAATTTTTTGTATATTATATTCAAAACTATTAAATGTATTTAGATATTGGGGATATTTTTCACTAATAAAGTTTACAATATCTTGATCATCAAAAAATTTGTATTCAAAATCTGAATTATTTGATTTAAGTTTTTGTATTAAATTACCAATTACACCACCAATTTGTTTAGTTTTCCAAGTTTGTATTATTATTTTTGGAATCTTGTTAATGCTTTCAGAATAATTAGAAATAGACATTAATTATATTATATTATGTTATAATACTTAATAAGTTAAAAAAAATGAATTTTTTTGAAGTTTAAAATTGAAATTATATACCAACTCAGTATGACAAATTATCTATTTATAATGAACACAGAATCATCAGAAACAAACACTTTTGATAGTGAATATTTACAATTATTGCGATGTCCAATTAGTCTGACATTATTTTACGATCCAGTAATTGCAGAAGATAGTTACACGTATGAGAGACATTATATTGAAAATCATTTCAAAATAAAACAAACATCTCCAATGACAAACGAATCTATTGGAACTAATTTGATTACAAATCTGATTCTTAAACAAATACTACAAAATAAATTAAAAAATAATTCTAATTTAAAAAAAGAATTTGAAAAAATACATAAAGAACAGATTTCAAGAAAGAATAATCAAAAATTACGTGAAGAATTGTTAATTGCATCATCAAGTGGTAATTTAGATACGGTTCGTAAATTGTTAGATAATGGTATAGATGTTAATCTAGGAAATGGAGATGATGAATCAGTGCTATTTATAGCTTGTAGCAATGGTCATGTTGAAATAGTACAATTATTATTAGACTATGATGCAGACATAGAGTTTATAGACGTAAACGGCACTACACCTTTATACATTTCCTGCGAGAAAGGTCATCTTAATGTGGTGCGGTTGTTGCTAGAGAAAGATGCAGATTTCGAACTGACTGATATAGAAGGTAGGACTCCACTATACATTGCATGCATGAAAGGTTATGTCCAAATATTGATACTTTTGCTACAAAAAGTTAATATGACCGATCATCTATCCATTATTAATCTGTCGGATGTATACAACAATACGCCGCTATGGATCGCCTGCTTTGAAGGACACGTCGTCGCGGCGCGACTGCTGCTGGATAACGGCGCGAAGGTCAATATGGCGAATGAGGACGGTTTTACTCCGCTGTACGTCGCCTGCTCGAAAGGCCATACCGATGTGGTGCAGCTGCTGCTCGAGAAAGACGCGAGAATCGACCATAAGACTAACTATGGTAGAACGCCGCTATGGATGGCCTGCTGTAATGACTGCGTCGACGCGGTACGAATGTTGTTAGATAGAGGCGCGAATGTCAATCTGACGAACAATAGCGGTGCGACACCGCTTTACATTTCTTGCGAGAAAGGGTACATCGATACAACAAAATTGCTGCTAAACAAAGACGCGGATGTCAATTTAGCAAACCAAAACGGTTTTACGCCACTTCACATTTCTTGCATGTTGGGCCACTTAAATGTGATACGTATGCTGTTGGACAACGGTGTGGAGGTCAACAATGAGAATAATCGCAGCGGTGCGACACCGCTTTACATCTCTTGCGAGAATGGCAACATCGACATAATAAAATTGCTGCTAAACAAAGACGCGGATGTCAATTTAGCAAACCAAAACGGTTTTACGCCACTTCACATTTCTTGCAAGTTGGGCCACTTAAATGTGATACGTATGCTGTTGGAACACTGCGCAAATATCAATATGGCGAATGAGGACGGTTTTACTCCGCTGCACATAGCTTGCGAGAAAGGTCAATACCACGCAGCGCAGTTGCTGCTGGAGAACGGTGCAAATATCACTCTAGAAAATAATATGGGGGAATTTCCATTATGGATTGCCTGCTTTCAGGGCCACATCAACGTGGTGCGGCTGTTGCTAGACAACGGCGCGGAGGTCGATCGGGCGATGGAGGATGGTTGGACACCGCTGTACGTCACCTGCAAGATCGGCTTCCTGGCCGCGGCGCGGCTGTTGCTCAACAAAGGTGCGGAGGTCGATCGGGCAAATAAGGACGGCGCGACGCCGCTGTACGTCGCCTGCAAATTTGGTCACGTTGACATAGTGAGATTGTTGCTGAAAAATGGCGCGGATGTCACTATGGCGACTTTCAATGGAGATACTCCAATGAATGTTGCCAGTCAAAATGGATATGATAGAATAATAGATTTGTTATGGAAGAATAGTATATCCAAAATTCATTGATATTTAAATTAATCGATATTTATAGTCTAAAATTGTATTCATGTTACGGATACATTTTTAATAATAAAAAAAACAAAAAACTTAAAAAAACTTAAAACACTAAAAAACTTAAAAAAACTTAAAAAA